CCCTTTCTTTGATGATCAACTGCTTTCCTTGCTCTGTCTGCAACACCTTCATTTTTCATCTTTGATTTTGCTGCTTTCAGTCTATCAAGAAACTCCTTTCCACCTTTCTCTTGCTTAATCTCATCGTCAGTCATCTTCTTACCAGACTTATTGTTAGCAGCGTATAGTTTACTCTGCATATCATTCGCACCAGAAAGTCTACCTTCATGAGTAAACTTCATACCCTTAGTTGCTTTATCTCTAAGTGCCTGACGCTTCTTAGGATCCATATTCTTCTCATAGTCTGCTAATTTTTTAGCATACTCAGGGTTATCCATTTTCTTGATTTGCTTTCTATCCGCTTTGTCTGGTCCTGTATATACCTTTGCTTCATCTACATCAAGGAAGTTAACATACTTTTTATGCTCTTTGTTTCTAAGTTTTTTCTTAGCAATAGCACCCGCGTCTCTCTTAAAACGATCTGCAGGTTTCAGACTTTGCTCGTTCTGCACATCAGGACCGTCATTGACATCTTCCTTACGACGCTTCTTCTCACTCTTAGTGTGGTCAGAACCTGTGCAGTCCTCACCTTTAGCGTCCTTCTCGTAAAGATCTTCCTTCTTAGGGTTGATCTTTACGACTTCTTTCTTCTTTTTTTCTTCAAGGTATGCGTTAAAATCTAACATCACTTCTTCCCCTTAAGATGTTTGAACTGAGGATGATCATCAAGTTTCATACCTCTTTTCTTCTCCAGTTTCTCCTTTCTCTTTTTCTGTGCTTCAGGTCCGTCTCCAAATCTCATAGAAATTTTAGAGTCATCATAACCTTCCTTCACACCCTTGGTTTTCTTACCTCTTCGCTCTGCATGATCTGCTCTTCTATCTCTTTGGATACCACCGCCAAGTGCAAGAGATCCATGAGGATTACCATAACGTTCTAGTCTCTTACCTGATCTCTTATGATCGGGAAGCATCTTGTCAACCTTTGCTTCTTCAATCTCATCACCTTCATGTGGAATGGTATTACCATCAGCATCTTTCTTGTGATGCTCAAGAATGTTTTCAATCTCTTCCCACTTGAATAGACCTGACTCAATAAGAGATTCAATCTGATCAAAGTCCTCACCTAATCTCTTAGCAACTTTGTCGCTACCTTTAGATACAAGACGTGCAGTCTTACCAACTGCTTTCTTAAGACCTTTCTTTACGAGACTTCCAACTTTCTTCAATGCACCACCGACTGCCTTTCTAGTTTCACCTTTGCTGCCACCAGAAGAACTACCTTCAGAAGATCCACCACCACTGGTAGATCTAGAAGCAACACCAGTGCTAGATGGAGTTGGTTTTGTTACACCAGATGATTTCTTAGGAGCATCATCCTTTCTTGCCATTGCTTTTGCTTTCTGCTTGTCTTTAGCAGCAGAGAATTCACCAGCAACTTTACCAGCAGCTTGAGCACCTTTCTTAGCTACTTTCTTAACACCTTTTTTAATTAAAGAACCTGCCTTCTTAGCAGCGGACTTAATTCTGTCCATGCGTGAAGGTTTCTTAGGTGCAGGTTTTTCTTTCTTGCTGCTACCGCCAGTAGCGATATGCTCAAAACCAGGTGCCTCTTCTAGATACTCAACCTCTTCTAGGTGCTCACAGATTTCAAGAAGATCATCTTCATCCTCTGAGAGTTCTACGATTGCTTCAATAAAGAAGTCAACTAGTTCCTCATCAGATAACTGATCAATCTCTGGTAGGTTCTGCTCTAATAATTCTAACTCTTCCTCAGAGAATAAGAACGCTTCGTTCTTAGGACGACAGTCGTTTACCAACTTACCACCCTTCATCTTCATACCAACTTTCTTATGTGTCTTCCAACACTCGTCAGTATTTTCTAATTCTTCCTTCTTATATAATGCACTTGCTTCTTTATGCTTACCTGCATTAGTCAATGCTTTGACCTTTGCCATCTTCTCACGCTTTGCCAACTGCATAGCGGTTGGTTTCTTTTCATTATAATACTTACCCGTTCCTGCCGCTGCACTTGCTTTCTTAGGTTCTTCTTTCTTACCACCACCGTAGACTGCTTCGGTTGCTGCTTCGCCTTCACAGGGGTTGTATTCATCAGTGAACTTTACAGGCATAGAGACAGTTCCCTTGCCAGGTACATACTTGGTAGTGCGAGGATTCTTAGGGTCGTCTGACTTAAAGTCCTTATGAATCTTCGCATAATCCTTTTTTGACATCTCTACAGCCTCACTGCGAGTGTCTTTACCGTCTGCTTTCAGACCTTTTTTCTTTTGGATAGCATTATGTACAGCACCAGCATGCTCTTTAGCACCTGATTCTACCTTGCCATCACCGTCATAATCCTTTGCGGCTTTCTTTTCATAGACCTGCCTGTAGGCATCGGTCATATCAGGTAATTCTTTGAGATTCATTTGACAGCAACCTTGTTGTTATTTTTATTTATCTTTTTGATGAACTGGCCAGGTGTCATTTGCAAAACTTTCTTTGCCAACTCAGATGTTCCGATTAAACCTGCGGGGGTAAAATCAAAACCATGGATGTCATTCCTTTCAATAAGATCCTTCAACCATCCTCTATAGACGGTATCATGCTCATCAATATATATGACATAATTTACACCACGCTTCACAATCTTTCCTACTACACCTGTATTCATATTCTCAATGAACACACCTTCGGCAAAGATTTGTTTGTCGTAGTATGCTTCCCTAAGTGAATTCTCATCTAACTTAGGTGCAATTTCATGCAGAATATATGATGCATCACCGAAGTCTTCAATAGATTCCATTTGCATAGAACCACGAACTTCATTGAACAGTGCCTTAGCATCTGCATCTTTTAATTCTGATGGAATACCTTGACGGAAAGTTGCGAAATCATTATCCGCTGCTGCCTTTCTCATCTTAGAGGCAGACATACCCTCAACTCCGTCTGAATCGGGGTCTCTATCACCAGCACTCTGTACTTTTATCTCTTCAAATTCGTAGAGTTTTCCGTTGTACTTATTAGCGAGGTTGTCAAACTCAGCAACACGGTCGCCGCCAACAACAATGTTAACACTGCTATACCCATCATTGTGTAGTGCCTTTAATACATCAAATATAGTTTTGAATTCCTCATTATTGACAATAGCATGTGCATGGTCAGGATACATCTGACGCATGTAGTGTACTTTTGTCTCTGGGTCTATAGGATTTTTCTTGGGATCTTGTGACCTACTAGGATATATCTTGTACTCACCACCTTTAGATGATGAAGCTACACGCTCAATGAGTTTTTGATGTCCGATAGTAGGTGGATTGAATCTTCCAAAAGTAATAGACACTGGACCTTTAGCGCCCTCGCTCTGAGGTTCGCCTTGTCCATCTTGCGTTTGCGGTTGTTCTGCTGGTTGTCCATTCCGTGCGGCGATCTGATCAGGAGAAAGCTCTACAAGTTTACCGTTGACGGATCGGTGTGTAATGGTGCCATCAGGCTTACCATAGTAACCATAACCGACATGCGATAACCCTCTCTTTTTTGCTTCATCCCCTGCAGAGGATTTTGCTGCTTCGGTAAGGAAGTCGCTAAACTTTTTCATTCGTCCAATTTTTATTTAAGTTAAAGTTTGCTTGACTGAATTCCAAACGATTAACCAATTTCACGGAGTGCTTACCGTGGAGAACGAACCCTTCATGTGAAGAAAGTTCTCCATTAATGTAACATTCCACGTTCTCCTCTGCTGTAGCAGCAGTGAGAAGGATATCTTTTAATTTCAGGATTATATTATAGAGTCTGAAAGTCATTACGTTGACTTCACACTTATATTTATCAGGTAAAGCATCGTAGATTACAGAAGCACGCGGAAGTACACCATTTCTGACGAACTTATTGACGTGTTGTTTGTATATAGCACCGTCTTTAGGGAACTTACAGAAAGGAATCAATAGTTTTGCTGCGCGGGATAGAACTTTTACACGCTTAGGGATAGAAACTTTGGCATTAGCATCTAAAAACTTGTAAGTCTTTTGTTTGTGATGCGTACTAGTCATGCTGACATACGTTGCAGGTTCAGCAATAGCATCAGGACTGATCTCTGTGTACTTAGTATGAGGAGCAACAATCACATCCTCAGAAACAACATCAGGAAATTTGTATTGAATAGTATTTGCTTTGTAGATATCACGACCACCGAAACCAATGAAGTCACCCTGATAGATACCCTCTACACGGGGCAGTGCATAGAAACATGCAGTCAGAATCTGTGCAACAGGACCGTTGTGGTTACGAGCAATGTCAGCAGGACTATAATTGATCTTTACTTTCTTTTTGTTGAAGACAGACTTGGTGCCAACGAACCACTTACCGTCATTGTGACCAAAAACAATGGCAGGAGCACCGTCCCACTTGGTAGAAGCGTACTCAAAATTGATCAGAGAATCCAGAACTTCATAAGGATCTACTCCATTGAATAGATTGTCCTCTGGGTGTTCAAGGTGCTTGTTGGGCAAGGTCTCTTCCGTATCTGATACCCATATTATAGCACATCCGCATGCCGATCGGCAGCTACCCTTAGTACAGTTTTCCAAATGGTCCAAAGCGTTTTCCCTTCTTTGCTGCGATGAAAACCATGTCCGTCATGAACTCGTCCATCTTCTTTTTAGGCATGGTTATCACAGAATGAATGAATTTCATGCCCATTAATTTACTCTTAGCAGCATGTGGTTTAGTTAAGAATACTGCACTGATGTTTCCTAATGCTTTATCACTATCATTTTCACCTAACCTTACACCTTTACTTCTTAACTTATTAAAGATTGTTTTATATTCTTCTATCTTATCATTAAACTCTGCTGCAGTTGCAGGATATTTTTTATGATCATTTACAAAATCAACTTTCTTATCCTTTAATAACATTGCAACCATAGCAACAGGTGCCTTACCCATACGAGCAGATGATGCTCCCTTTTCAGTAGGTTCAAACTTTAGATTTGATTCTTTACTTGTATCATTACCTTGGATCTGGAAATTATATGATGCACCGTTACCTTCTACAATTACACGGACTGCTAATGATTGAAAGTCTGCATCATTTTTCATAGACAGATCACACTGAAACTCTTTAGTATCATAATTATATGAATCAGTAAGACCCATATCATCTACGTTATACTTCTGCCACTTAGCAGTATTACCACTGATCTTTTTCAAAGATACACCAACAACAGTTTCCTCTTGGAACATCTTACGCATGACTGCGTTCAGTTCTAAGATAGTTTGAGAACCATTACCATCTACAGTCTCTTCAATAGTTTTCATAACCTTACGTTCATTCTGTATCATCCAGATATCTGCAGGGTTCCAATTATCTTTCTGACTGATACCGAACTTTTCTTTAATTACATCACTGATATACCCCATGAATCCACCTTCACGATTGAACTCATCAAACTTAGGACTAGAGTATACGTTCAACATCTTCTTCTGTTGAGCAAAGTATCCTTTAATCCATTCATCACTGATGCCAGGATATATTTGTTCTAACTCAGAATACTTTTTATCATTCATAATATCTTCCCACTTAGAATACTTAATATTATCTTTCAATGCTCTCCTAAGAATCCATGCTGATCCTAGTTCTTGCATCCTAGTGGTCTTTGCGTCTGCTGCTGTTGCTGATCTTTTTGCAGACAAAATAAATTTTAGTTTATATCCTGCTACCTGTGTATCAAATCCTTTAGGACCTGGTTTTACTCCAAAATTTTTAGCGATTGATTGCAACTCATCCTGATTTACTTTGAACCCCCACTGTCTAGATTTACTTCCACTCCAATTTGCATCACCATATATACCTGTCTTACCTTTGGGTAAGTTTGTAAGCATGGCGGTGATTGCTGGTTTCAGATCCTTAGGTGCTTTCTTCTTGATCTGATCAAAGTTGCTGAGATTATAGGATGTTGCCATTAAAAAAGAGGGTTGCTCCCTCATTATTTATTAAGTTGTGTGAGGGGGGAGGAGAGATTACATTTTACTCTCAAGTTATGGGAATCGCTAGTGCGAAAATTAGTACATAACAACAATGGTTCCCTTGGTTCGGGTTCACTTCCTTTAGGGAAGGCGAGTACCACCTCTAACCATTTACATTACCCCGCCTAATTCCAACAGGGTTATTCAGTCACTCCCGTGTTAACCTCGTCAGGTCAACAAATATAATATAGCATTAAAAAGGGGGTCTGTCAACCCCCGTGTTCAATCCCAGATATCATGTTTAACTTTGTCAAATAGAACCTCATTAATATACTGTTCTGCCCATTCGGGATCAAACCATTTACTCAAGACTGCTTTAGTCTTTTGGTTTTTTCTCTGCTGAATACAATAATAACATTGATCATCAATTCTTTTCATGGTGTTGATCCATTTAGTATCATACTGAGCGTTCTGAACAATACCTTTATATAACTGTACAGATTCTTTGATTAGATCCAGATACATTTCTTTCTCTTCATCAGTTCTGATACGCATGAACTTACATCCTTGAGAGAATACATCCTCTGTCCATACAGGTAAGACTCTATTCTCTTTGAACTGATACTTATATGATATATCCTGAAAGATATCCACATATCTTTGACTTCCATGTACAGGTGACATATCTACAATTGCTGCAGTTACAACCTTAGAAGTTTCTACAATGTCAGCACCAAAGATAGGGATAGGATAATCTGGATTAGGATATAATACACAATGCATCACCGAGATAGAGTCTGTGTATCCAGTTTCTAAATGCATCTTTCTAAGTTTCTTAGTCTGATGCATTTCATTTACAATGAATACATTATCATTTTCCACAATGGGATATTTGTTTTCCAAAGATTTTAGATTTGGAAAACTTTCTATCTCTCTTCGTAAAAGATTAGCAACCTCAGTCGCCAGTGATGAAACCATTTAATTCTAACCATTCACGGGTCATAGGTGTGGGTTCATAGATCTCCCACATGTTACCAGCAGAACATGCTTGAAGTGCAGCAAGAGTCATACCTTCAGTTTTACCTGCCCAGAATGCTTCTTTCTCCCATGGGATTGCACCAGGTGATGCAGCATAAGTTTTGGTAGCAATGTCTTGCCAGATCTGAGGAACCTTTTCCTCATCCATAATAATAGCAATCATATTATTGTCAAGAGTACCTGCCATACAATCTTGTGCAGCATGCCATCCTTCATGACGCATCACACTCATCAATGTAGATGGGCGATGCATGAATGCTTCATTCAAATAGAAATTATTACTAACAGTATGGTAAACTCCGCGATGTCCTACTGGGAAATATTTTTCAGGTGCAATGTATACCTTTGTGCCGATTTGATTAAGAGTCATCAGCATCTGATTAAACTCATTTGTAACGACAGCATAGTCATACATGTCATTGTATCTATGAGAAATATCTCCAATAGAAAATACTTCGTCAATACCTTCAGTGCATTCTTGTAAAAGCATACATCCCATGGCATCCATAGTGTAGAAACCTTTGGTAATCTTACCTTCCTCAGGTTTAGGCAATGGATTTGCCATGACTGGAGCGGTCAACAACAGACCCATACATGTAGCAATAAAATTTTTCATCAGAATCCTTTCTTTTCTGTTTTGTCTAGAACGTCAATAACATTAATGTCTTTTCTCCACTGCAACCAGTATTCCATAGTTGTTCCCCAGTCCGTGAACTTAATCTTCTTACCATTCTTTAGTACAATTTGATAGTGATGTCTATCGTATGGTTCAGTAGATGTGCAAGTAAATCGTTGGGTCATTTTTTGAAAACTCCAAGTTTTGCTAGAAGGTATACTCCTAACACTGTCCAGAATACAATTTCTAATCCTATGTTGTTCATGATTGTGCAATTAAATCCGATAACGGATTGTTGGTAGCGGTCTGCAGTGAGACTCTTTTATCTATGAGGTTTGAATAATCCTCGTGTAGTTCACATCCATTATAGTACCTTCCTAAGGATTTGGCAACCATAGCAGTTGTTCCAGATCCCATGAAAGGATCCAATACTATATCACCTTTTTCTGATCCTGCCAAGATGCAAGGTTCAATTAAGTCAGGTGGATATGTTGCAAAATGTGCATCACGATATGGTTTGTTTGTAACAGACCATACAGATCTTTTGTTCTTAGTGGGATAAGACTTACTCAACCCTGTGTGAGGGGAAAGGCCAGTGCCAGGATTATGATACTTCCCTTTACTACGGTCGCGAGTACCCCAGTCCCTAGCAGGTTCTTTGATTGCTTCGTTGTCATAATAATAGTTTTTATTTTTACTAAAGAGAAAAATATATTCATGTGCTTTAGTACATCTATCACGCACACTCTCAGGCATAGGATTAGGTTTATGCCAAATAATATCTTGTCTCAAGTACCACCCATCTTTCCTCATTGCAAATGCAAACATCCATGGGATACCGATCAAATCTTTCTCTTTAAGTCCTTCTAATTTATTACCACGCTTTGATACTTTATCTGGAAGATCTTGTTTAGTTTTAGATACAGTTTGTTTTGGGTATGCTTGCCCTTTACCAGGTCTATAATTGCAATAACTGTCACCAAGATTAACCCAACAAGTTCCATCATCAGTAAGTACATTTCTTACTTCTCGGAATACCTTTACTAACTCATCAATAAATTCTTCTGGAGTTTGCTCTTGACCAATCTGTGATTGCTCACCACCATAATCTCTCAACCCATAGTAGGGTGGTGATGTAACACACATTCTTGCTTTCTCATCAAACTGCTTGAGTGTTTCTCTACAGTCTCCATATAATATAGTATCTTTCATCCGTAAGTCGCAGCATTATAATGTCTTCTGGTAGGAGGATAAGGATCCTTAACGACTCTAACCGTCTTGTAAATTTTTAGAAGTTGTTCAGTTGTCAATTCCATACTGGGTGAGATCGTATTTTGCTTGAACCAACGGTTCGCCTTTGGGTTGTTGAGGTTGTCCAATTTTCTCCAAGATTTGTGCAGGGATTTTTTTCTTTGTGATGTCATATGGAATAGGTGCGTTTGCTACACACACTCTAACACATTCCCACTCCTCTTCGGTCAAATTCATAGAATTTCATCCATGATAAATTCCTTACTCAATATTATATCACCAAACAAATCTAATTGCAACCCGTCAGCATCTACAAATTTGTCGTCTTCTGCCTCTTTTCTACAATGCTGCCAGTAATAGCTGCCATCTTCTCTACGATATAGGTAGCTAGTGTTGTGTGAATCAATGGTGAACATTGCGACACATTTTTGTTTGTGTTGCCAACAGGGGTCTTCTGCTCTTTTTTCATATTCGGTCATACCCACTCTGGTTTACGGTCTGGTTTACGAAGATAGTTATCTGCTACCCAAGGTTTAGATGCAACGTAACGTTTGTATGCAGTGAAGATGTCAATACTTTTATCATATTTGAACTCATCAGGACCTGCAAATACAAATGGTGTAGTAGGACGAAATGGTAGTGGAGTTTCAGGTAAAATCTTTGTTGCTTCTAACAGTGTTTCTTCACAACTATGAACTTTACTATAGCGATAGGTATACTCTTCACAAAGTGCAAGACCGTGTGCAAGTAACCACCATGCATTTTGTAACGACTCATTTGCCCATACTGTGCAAGGGTGATTGCGAAATGCACCCTTTTCAGTTTTATAATATCCACCTTCTTTTCTTGGCAATCTACCATATCCATGTCCCCATTCTGCTGAGCATACAATGGAGAGCATTTGACACGTTTCTAGTGGCATCTTTACAACATGCTTATCGGGAAGCGTTGTTGCTGAGATAGTAGGGTCAGGGTCAGTTACAAAAATGTTCATTTGTCAAGATACTTTCTGATCATTTCAAAGTTATCATCCCACTTAGCAAGTTGCTCTAGTTCTGCTTCCATCGCTGCAATGATATCGGGATGTTCACCGATACCTACAGGAGAAGAAAGATATACTTCTAGATTTGCTTTGTGTTTTTGAATGTGACCTTGTGCATGTGCTTTCAATGCACGGAGTAAATCTTCTTTCATTTATTTTACCATTTTTTTGGATGAGTTACCACATCACCATGATCAATGTCAACATGACCTTCTACAATTTTGACCTTGTAGATAGTATTCTTTGCAGTTTTTCTTGCGAAGTGTAGATCAATACGCTTCTTGATATAGTATAGCACAATCAATACGATTAGGAATTGAATACCTTCACCCCATGACATATTCCATGCGTCTACAAGGTCTAATTGTGCTGCTGCAATTAAATCTCTTGCTGCGTACATTTCTGCTCCCATTATCTATCCCCCTTAGCACGGTTTTCAGATCTCTCAATAGAGAACTCTCCACCAGGATAACGCTTCAGGAGTTTGTGAGTATTACCAAGAGTAATCTCATCAAAAGAAGCACCAAGTGCCATCATTGCTTGAGCAATATACCACATACAATCACCAAGTTCAATCTTCATGTGGTCAATATTATCTTGATTGTATGGTTTACCTTGGAAGGTAATCTTTTTGACAATCTCTGCAAACTCACCTGCTTCAGCACTAAGACCAATAGCAGAAGTAAGTAAACGTTGAATGTCTGCACCTTGATCTTCAAGAGAACCAATACGCTCTAGGAAAGAGTCAGTGTATTTGGTTTCGTCAGAGGTGACTTCATCTACGAATTCGCAGTATTTCTCGTAATCAACTTTAGGGATCTCGTTAGTGATCTCCTCTTCTTTGATACTCGGAGTTGCTTGGAATCCTTTCGTCATGTTAAAAATTAAGTTTTGAAAGTTTGCTTGCAGTAAATCTCTTTACGAGTTCTACCTTCTCTTCGTCGCTGCCTTGATTGGCATCAACGAGGTTGTTTTGTGCTGCCTGCTCTACATCATACAGCCTCATCTTCGCTCTGTCAATACCCACGCAGAATCTTTTGTTAATTGTGGGGTCATTATATCTATTCTTCAATTGCTTGACCATAATCTGATTCATACCTTCAAGTTCTTCAGTGCTAATAAGGGCAAACATAATGTCAGCAGTAGCAGGGAGACCAAAGGATTCAGAAGTGTCAGTAAGGTCAACATCAGAGCTACCATAACCTGAACGAGTGGTCTGTGTAGCAGATACGATAGGGACGTTTGCTTCGCAAGCAAGACCTCTAAGTTCTTCTGCAATTGACTTAATATATGAATATGAATTGATAGTACCTCCTTGCTTATAGCGTGAGGAAGCGCATATATTAAGGTAATCAATGAAAATAATATCAGGGACAAATGATTTCTTAAGAGCGAGTTCATTAAGAAGAGCACGGAAATGTCCACTGTGTGCAGATGCAGTAGGATACTCTTTAATTATAAGTTTTCCTTCAGTCTTCTTAGCGAGGTTATTAATCTTACCATCAAACATCACCTTAGGTAGAGATGCTAAGTCTTGGATATTAACATTGAGAAGGTTCGCGTCAATACGCTCCGCGATCTTTTCTTCTGCCATCTCCAATGTGATGTAGAGTACGTTCTTCCCTTGTAAAAGTGTTGAAGCGGCCATGTGACACATAAACAATGATTTGCCCACCCCAGTGCCAGCGAGTGCCACATTAAGCGTCTTGTTAGATATACCGCCCTTCGTGATTTTATTGAAAAACTCCAAATCAAACGGTATCTTGTTTTCAACTTGGTGATAAGATTCATATCTTGCATCAGAATCGTGGATATAATCGTGACCGATATGAGCGTCAAATGAAACCCCCAGTGCCTCACTTAAAATGTGAGGTATCGCACCTTTGTCACGATCTTTGTCTTGCCCTTCTGCAATTTTAATTGAAGACATCAATGCCAAATAAATGGCACGTTCCTGACACCACTTCTCTGTAGTATCATACAACCATTCTAAGTTATTGTCTTCGTAAATTATTTCTTCTACAATATTTTTAATCGTATTGTACGATTCATCGGTGAGATCGGTGCGTTTCTCTAACTCAATGAATAGAACTTCCTTCGTGGCAAGACGATTGTAAGTATTTATATATGATTCAATCTCTTCAAAGATCAGACGATAATTTATATCAGTAAAATAGTCTTTCTTCATGAAGGGTACTACCTTTCGGCAATACTCCTCATTGAATAACATATGTGTAGTAATGAGGAGTTCTGTGTTCATAGGTAGTGAAGATAAGATCCAATAATGTACTTTGCTCTAACCGTACATGGGTTACCTTTATGAGGATATTGCCAAGTCGGTGGGAACATCAATAGTTTACCTGTCTCAGGTTTAATATACTGATGCCATTTTGTGAAAACGGTTTCTCCCCCGTTGGGTTTGTTTAAGTATAGGAAAAATGCTAGGTATCTGCGAGCAGAATTGTAGTCACCTACATCAATATGCTCTGCAAACTGATCAGGTTTTTTCTCCTGTACACAAGTATCACATGGATTGTCCTGTGTCTTCCATGTATTATACTTCTTGATACGAAATTCTTCAAGTGCCATTTGCTCTGGCAACTCAAAAGTAAGACTGCACTCTGTCTTATAGATGTTGATGAACTTTACAAAACTGTTCTGGAGTTTTTGATGCACGTCAGAATATTCACCATTCTTTCTAGACAGTTCTGTAAGATTTAATTGTGTGAATTTTGGTGTTGCGTTTCTATCTACACGATCATGAAATGATGGATTGTTCTCAAAGATATTAATTAATTCTTTGGCAAACTTTCCATCAATTGCATCATCATATGTACGCACATAATCCTTTAGTTGCTTCATGCTCCGTACATAAATTCTTTCTTCGCTGCTT